TAAACGATGGGCATTCTTTGATAACTCATTCAGATTAAACAAAAAGAATATTTCAGATTCTAAAGTATTAGCTTGGGCAACCAAAACAGATAAGCAGGATAAAGCAAAGATATCTAAACAAAATCTTAGAAAGTTTGAAGATATATTCTTAGGAGTTGGTGCAGATGTACTTTCATTTATGAGTTCAGCACTTACAGTAAATCCTGATAAAGCACTTAGAACTATGAAATCTGAATTAGATAAAACTGTAAAAGCAGTTCAGAAAAGTGGTGATGTTAAAAAGATTGAAAAACTAAGAATGGAATTAGAAAGATTAGCCGCAGTAGGTGGTAAAGATAAGATTGTACCAAATGAAGGAATTGTGTTTACATATAAAGGTGGAACATATAAATTAACTGGTACTTTTGCATCATTAAACCAAATATTAGGATTAATGTATTTTTAAATTAATTTCTATATTTATATAAAAACAAAGTTATGTCAAATAAGTTAAAGAATGTAAAAGCAGTAAAAGAGATGTTGAGTGGGGAACATAAAACCCAAACAAAAAAAACAATCTCATTTGCTGATAAAATTGTTGAACGAAAAAACGTTGGTGAAACTTGGACTGATGATAAAGGTCAAAAGTGGGAACAACGAAAAGGTTACAAAGTTAAAGTTGGTAAACTATCAGAACTCAGAACAGAGTTAAGAGAGTTTCCAAATTGCAATAGAGAAAATAGTTCTTGTAATTGTACTGAGCCAGGTACAGCTGATTTAAAAATGAAAGCTATACATGGTATGTGTTTAAATTGTGTTGTAGAAATGGAACACAAATTAAAGTTAGAAGGCAACTATGAGGAATATGAAAAAAAGAAATTATTAGCTAACGCTGAAGCATGGTTAAAACAAGCTGAGTTAGAAAAAGAAGTTTTAAAAACTACTCTGAAAGCATCATTCGTAAACGAAGATGGTTCTATTGAAAAATGGAAAGGAATGAGTGAAGAAGAGATAGTAGAAAAAATTGATAAGGAATTTGAAACCTTTAGAAAAAACTTTATAGGAAAACTTAAAAATGAACAAAGTACAGATTAAAGAATTTTTAGAATCAAAATTTGAATCGTATTCATCAAATGGTACATCTTCAACATTATGTGTTGAGTTTGTTATATCTGATTTATACGAACACCTTTGTTCAGAGAATCTAATGACTGAAGATTTAAGAAAGTGGTTAGGTAAAGGTAAGACAGGCTCAACCTCAGGTGGTGGATGGGATAGATACGGAAGTGATGGTCAGAAGCTAGGTAAGTGTGGTGATGGTAAAAAGGGCGATGCATATGCTGCTTGTTTATCACAAGAAAAAGCCAATAAGTTAGGACCTAAAGGTAGAGCTGCGTTTGTAAGAAGAAAACGAGCAGACCAAAAGAAAAGTGGTGATACAAAAAAAGGTGGAAACAGAACTAAAGGTAAAAAACCTACGAATAGTAAGACAGGGGCATAACAATGAATACTAGATTAAACAAAAAAGTTAAAAAAGACTTAGATGCATATTTCAAAGGATTTAGGGGTTCAGACCCAGAAGTACACCACGGATTAAAACACATCCTAATAGGCGCACTAACAGATGCTAACTTCCATAGTGAAGCTAAGCAAGTTCAAAATATGTTTCCTAAAGCAAAGCAATCTAAGTATTATGGTAAATCAGATATGGAAGATTCAATCGAAATGAATCACGGAGTTCCAATCGCTAAATCAGCTAAATGGGATGGGTATGAGATTATAGACGCTATTGCATTTTTCGCATCAATGTTTATTGGTGGACCTGTAGGTGCTAAAATTACTTCACTTAAAGAAGGTATGAATGAAAACATTAGAATGTTTGTAAATAAATTTATAAACGAAGTAACTCACTCATACGAATATGAAGATATGTCAAACGAAGATGAGAATGATAAAGAAGATTTCAGAATCGGTAATTATCATACAAAATATTTCCACGTTTGTCCATCAGCATCAACCTTATATATGGATATAGAATCCAAAGGTGTTGATATGGATATGGCAGAAAGAAGTGCAAGATTATTAGATGCACTTTTCTTTGTAGAAGAACACATTCAGAGAGATGGTTATAAAGCTGAAAAAGATTATAGTATGGTAGCAAAAAATCTTCATAAGAATATTATGAAGATGGCACAAATGATGGGATTGGAAAAGGAACATTCTTTTGTACAAGGACACGTTGATATAATTATAAAAACTGCAGAAGGTAAAAAGTTAGAAGAAAGAGTAATCGAACTTACAGAAAAAAATGTACCAACAGACCCAGCTAAGTGGGCAGCATCTAAAGCAGCCGCTAAAAAAAAGTTTGATGTATATCCATCAGCATACGCTAATGCTTGGGCAGCTAAGAACTACAAAGGTAAAGGTGGTGGTTGGAGAACTAAAAAAGAATCTATCGAAGTAGAATCTATCGAAGAAGCTAAGTTATCTACTATTCATAAAGCAGCTAAAAAAGGAAACTATCCAGCAACTATAGTGGTTATTGAAAAAAATAAAGTGATTTATCAAGAGTTGGTAAAAACCCCACAAGTAGTTCCAGCGGTATTTAATATTCTTCAAAAGAAATATCCAAATGCAAAAATCAGTATTGAATCAAAAACTGGTGAAGTATTATTTACTGAAGGAATATCTGTATCTGATGAAAGACACTTTGGTAAAAAGGGTATTATCATTATGATTGATGATAACGGAAAAAAAGTATCGGCAATCTTCAAAAACAAAAAGAACGCAGATAAGTACAATAGAAATAAATCATCAGATGTACAAGCTCTTTTGAATTTAGCAAAAAATACTCCATACCCAAAAGCAATCGATGAATCTATAGAAGAGTATTATGTAGAAAACTTTCAAGATGTAAATGAATTAGTGGAGTTTCTAAAAGAAAACAAACCAACTCTTAGTGAAGCTGAGTATCAAGGAAGAAAAGTACAACTTAACAAAATAATGCAGGGTGATGTAAAGAAGTTTAAAGTTTATGTTAACAATCCAAGCGGTAATGTAGTAAAAGTAAACTTTGGTCATAAAGGTAAAGGTGGTGAAAAAACCATGTCCATAAAAAAGAATAATCCTGAAAGAAGAAAATCATTTAGAGCAAGACACAATTGTGATAATCCAGGCCCTAAACATAAAGCAAGATATTGGTCTTGTAGAAAATGGTAAAATAGGTTTATTAAATATATTACCATATTTATATTATAAGAAGTTTAATTTTAAAAAGGCAAATTATGAGTACATTATTAATCATTTTAGGTGTTATCGGTGTTGCAGTAGCAACCTACTTAGTATTATTATATACAGGAAAAATCAAAGATAGAGATGGAGATTTTATTCCTGATGTAGTAGAAGATACTGTAGAAGATATCAAAGAAGATGTAGCTGAAGTTAAAGCAGAAGTAAAACGTAGAGCAAAAAGAGTTAAAGAAGAACTTAAAGACGTTAAAGCTGCTGGTAAAAACTTAGCTAAACAATCTAAAGATGTTGTTGAAGCTGTAAAAGGTGGAAACAGAAAAGGTAGAAAACCTTCCAAAAGAAAATCAGCTACTAAAAAATAAGGTGGCCGATGAAAAAGTATTTCGGAGATATTAGAAATCTAATAATCTTAGTTTTAATAATTGTAATATTATTACTTAGACAATGTAGTGGAGATGGGGGAGAAATTACCCCATCCGAACCTACTATTGTTACAAAGGTAGAAACGAAATACGATACCATTACCATAGACAAGAAAGTTTATGTTCCTAAATGGAAAACAAAAATAGTTACACAAGTTGATTCTATTTTAGTAAATACTCCAATTGATACTTTAGAAGTTCTAAAAGATTATTACGCTAAAAATGTGTTTGTTGATAAGATTGAATTAGATTCATTAGGGTTTGTAACCATCACAGATACAATATGGAAAAACACACTCTTTAATAGACTCGTTGAATCAGAGATTATAATACCTACAACTACTGTAACTCAAACTGAATATATAAATCCAAGAGAATTCTATATAGGATTTGGATTGAATGGAACATCGAAACAATTTAATTATGTTGGTGGTTCTATATTATACAGAACAAGAAAGAAACAGGCGTTTGGATTAGGTATTGGATTAAACGACCAGTTCCAACCAATAATCTCTACTCAGTTTCTTTGGAAATTGGGAAAGAAATGAGCAAAAACATAAAAGAACTTATTAGGGAAGAGTATGTAAAATGTGCTAAAGACCCTGTCTACTTCTTTAAAAAGTATTGTTACATACAACATCCAAAAAGAGGTAAGATTCTTTTTGATTTATATCCATTCCAAGAAGATGTGATGGGTGAGTTGGATAAACATAGATACAATGTAATCCTTAAATCACGTCAGTTAGGTATATCAACATTATCCGCAGGTTATTCTTTATGGATGATGTTATTTCACGAAGATAAAAACATATTGGTAATTGCAACTAAACAAGAGGTAGCTAAAAACTTAGTTACTAAAGTTAGGTATATGCATGAGAATTTACCGAGTTGGTTAAGAGGTGATACCGAAGAAGATAACAAACTATCCTTACGATTACGAAATGGTTCAACAATCAAAGCAACATCAGCTAGTGGTGATGCAGGTCGTTCTGAAGCATTATCAATGTTGATTATAGATGAGGGTGCATTCATTAAAGGTATTGATGAGATATGGGCATCAGCTCAATCTACATTATCAACTGGTGGTAAAGCAATCGTACTATCAACTCCAAATGGTGTTGGTAACTTCTTTCATAAAACTTGGTTAAAGGGTGAAGAAGGTGATGGTTGGAATCCAATCAAATTACATTGGACTGTACATCCTGAACGAAACGATAAGTGGAGAGCTGAACAAACTCAACTCTTAGGTGAAAAGATGGCAGCTCAAGAATGTGATTGTGATTTCATTAGTTCTGGTTATACAGTCGTAGATGGGCAACTTCTACAATGGTATGAAGAAACCCACGTTCAAGACCCAGTAGAGAAAAGAGGATATGATAATAACTATTGGTTATGGTCACAACCAAACTATACAAAAGATTATGTAGTGGTTGCCGATGTTGCGAGAGGTGATGGAGCAGATTATTCAGCATTTCACGTATTTGATGTGGAGAGTGTAGAGCAGGTTGCAGAATATAAAGGTAAGATAAGTACCAAAGATTATGGTAATATGTTAGTGAATGTGGCAACTGAATGGAATGATGCATTGTTGGTAATTGAAAACGCAAACATTGGTTGGGCAGTAATACAAGAAGCAATAGATAGAAATTATAAAAACCTTTATTATTCATATAAAGAGTTTGGATATGTAGATGATGATATTCATTTACAAAAAGCATATGATTTAAAAGATAAATCACAAATGGTACCTGGTTTCTCAATGACAAGTAGAACACGCCCATTAGTTATCTCAAAGTTAGATACTTATATGAGAGAAAGAGTTCCGATTGTTCGTTCTAAACGATTGATTGAAGAACTTTTTGTTTTTATATGGAATGGTAACAGAGCTGAAGCTCAACAAGGTTATAATGATGATTTAGTGTTATCATTTTCAACAGGACTTTGGGTAAGAGATACGGCACTTAAATTAAGACAACAGGGAATCGAACTAAACAAAAGAGCACTATCCTTAACATCTAAGCAGGGAGTTTTTAAATCAAATCAATCCAAAGCAAAAGATGCTTGGAAGATAAACACTGGTAGAGGTGATGAGGATATAAGTTGGTTACTATAAAATTTGGATATTAAAAATATTTTTTGTATATTTATATATTGTAGTAGTATATAAAAGAAAAACATTATGGCAGATACTTCATTATTCGGTAGATTAAAAAGATTATTCTCAACTCAGGTAGTTGTTAGAAGAGTCGGTAAAGATAAATTAAAAGTAGTTGATTCTTCAAGATTACAAGCAGATGGTAATAGAAGAGGTTCAGCTTACTATGATAGGTATGGAAGATTGCATGGTTCTAACTCAAGAAAGAATTGGCAGACATACAACGAAAGATTTAACTACCATTCAAATAAATTAGAATTATATACAGATTATGAAGCAATGGATAAAGATTCTATTATTTCATCAATCTTAGATATATACTCAGATGAGTGTACTCTTAAAAATGATATGGGTGATGTACTTAGAGTTAAATCATCTGATGAAAAAGTAAAGAAAACATTAAGAAACTTATTTTACGATGTATTGAACATTGAGTTCAACCTTTGGTCTTGGGTAAGAGGTATGAACAAATATGGTGATTACTATCTTTACTTAGATATTGATGATGAATTAGGTGTTGTAAATGCACAACCATTATCTGTATATGAGACTCGTAGAGAAGAAGGATATGATTTAGATAATCCGTATTCAGTAAGATTTGAGGTTGAAGAACAAAACACAAATGCAATCTCACAAAGAAATCAAACTAAGTTTTTAGAATCATTTCAGGTAGGTCATTTTAGATTACTTACAGATACTAACTTCCTTCCATATGGGCGTTCACTATTAGAAGGTGCAAGAAAGACTTGGAAACAATTAACTCTTATGGAAGATGCGATGATGATTCATAGAATTATGAGAGCACCTGAAAAGAGAATCTTCAAAATTGATATCGGAAATATTCCACCTGCAGAAGTTGATTCGTATATGAGTAACATTATAGACCAGATGAAGAAAACTCCATATATAGATGAAACTACTGGTGATTACAATCTTAAATTCAATATGCAGAATATGTTAGAAGATTACTATCTACCTGTTAGAGGTGGACAAAGTGGTACTGAGATTGATTCTCTAAGTGGAATGGAGTTCGGTGGTATTGATGATATT